GAGATAAGTTTGAAGAGTGGGTTAAGGAGTTTGATATTGATTCAGTTCGAGAATGGCAGTTTGCACATACGGCATGGATAGCAGGCCGTGAATCCATGAAAAGAGACGCTGAGAAGGCATGCGCAGATATTGGAACTGATGCTTATAAAGCGTTTCATGCAATCCATAACATCGAGCCATAAATGCCACTAAGCGAATTCAACAAACATATATGGTTCTGGCTATTCAGTGAAGGCGGCTACTGGACTGCCGAAGAAGTAGCGCGAAGAATCGGATATGAGCCGCAAAAGGTCTTTCGAGGACTACAGGCCATGTGCCGCAATGGAACCGTGGCAAAGCAAAGAACTGCGGGAACACACAAATACAGCTACGGCGTCGATGGGACATGCCTTGTACCAAAGGGAATGAGGTTGGCAGAGGTGCAACTTGACCAATGAACCACTACGAGAAACAGCTAGACTGGCTCCTAACTATGAGCAACCACCCAGGATTCCGCGATCACGCCGAATGGATGGCAGAGAGGCTGGACAAAGGAAAGAGCGGGTTATTTGCTGGCATAGCAGCGGATTTGAAAGCGCATTTGCAGAGATTGCAGAGCGAACAAAACGAGACTGGAACCTGAATGAAAGTATGCCGAGCTTGCGGTAATGAATTCCACCCCGTAAGGCCGCTGCAATCCGTATGCGGCTTTATGTGTGCAAAGAAGGTAGTAAAGCAAGACCGTAAAGCCGAGCGTGAAAACTTGAAGAAGCGCAAGGACGCTATCAAGACCATTCCAGACTTGATTAAAGAGGCCCAACATGCCGTTAATTCTTACATCAGAGCACGCGATGAGGGACTTCCCTGCATATCTTGTGGAAAGCCGCCGACAGACCTTGGTTTCCACGGGGGAAGGGATGCAGGTCATTACCGAAGTGTCGGTAGTGCTTCCCACCTCAGATTCCATGAGGACAATATCCACGGCCAATGCGTCAAGTGCAACCAGTGGAAAGCAGGAAACGCAGTCGAGTACAGAATTAGACTTCTTGAGCGTATTGGCGAGGAGCGTGTGTTAGCTCTGGAGAGCAATAACGAGCCGCACAAGTGGACGCGGGAAGAATTAATTCAGATCAAAGAAACGTACAAAAAGAAGCTGAAAGAGTTGAGAGAAAAAGAATGAAACGCACGTTCATACTCTCGCACCAGGAAGCACGACGCCGTGCCATACAGGCCGTGCAAGAGGCGCCAGACGGCTTTGCGGTGACAATCAGTGAGCCGACCAGGACAAACGAACAGAACGCCGCTCAGTGGCCTTATCTGGCCGGTTTTGCAAAGCAGAAACAGCTGTGCATCAATGGTGAAATGCAATGGGTAACCGACGACGACTGGAAGGACGTTCTAACCGCTTGCTGGAATGGAGAAATGCGTATGGCGGTGTTTGATGGCAAGGTAATCATGCTCCCGCAGCGGACTAGCAAGATGGGGAAGAAAGTATTTAGCACATGGATGGAATTCTTGGTAGCGATGGCAGCGCAATCTGGCGTCGAGCCTATCTACAAATCGCTAAGGATTGAAAGCACTGTATAAATAAACACTAGGGTAAACACCTAGAAAATAGTTTGTTTTTTGCTTGCTAAGTGTGCCGGTGTCGCTATAATTAAACCATCAACACAGCAAATAGGAGAAACAAAATGTGGAGAGTCGAACAGTCAGAAATTACTCGTCGTTTCTATGTTGTGCGTGGATACAACAAGGCTCGTAAAGTATGGACTAATAAGATTGGTGCTTGCGATTTCATTAAGCAAGAAGATGCAATTTGCAAAGCAGCGGAACTTAATAAGTCCTAACAGGAGATAAAAATGAAAACAGTAGAAGTAAGCCAATCAGCCCTTGAATCTCTACAAAAGATGGTAGAGCAATTGCAGGGGGAGCGGGATGAGTTACTTGGCGCTTTGATTGAATGCTCTGATCGTTTACGTATTCACATGGTGCATACGGAAGATTTGATTGCAGATATGCGGGCTTGCAAGATTATTGCAAAATGCAAAGACAAATAAAATGGGCCATAAATGCAATTTCTGTGAGCTTGAGTTCGTAAGCCTTCCAGCTTTCTACCGGCATCGTGTAGGAACTGGAGAGGAGCGGCGCTGCATGAGTGAACAGGAAATGTTCCAGGCAGGTCTTCGGGTTGGCATGGATTATTCGGCAGTTGGGATTAAGGCCATTGATGCCGCGCCAGAGATTGCAAGTAAGCGTGTTTTTACAAAGCCATACGAATACACGAAAAAGGAAACCAAGAAAAAAGAAAGTATTGAAGTCGCCCATGCGCGATGGTGCTTTGAACGTGGAGTATTGCCTAGCACAATGGAAAAACATGGTCTTGGCTATGGCGCAATTCACAAAGGAATAAAGATCGCTCTAAAAGATAACGAAGATAAAGAGTAAAAACATTTGACATTGTGAGCATACCGAGTAAGATATAGATAAGTGGCATGAAGGGAGTCCATCAGCAGCGCAACCACTGTTAATTCGGTGGTCTGGTGGACTACCTTGATGACATGACGTTCTTTCCGTTAAAAGCGGGTTCATTTCTAAGCGTTCATCGTGGCGCAACGTGTCATCTTAGGGCTGGATAGATCAAGCCACGTTCGATTCGTGGGGTAGGTTTGGATCGGGGATACCCGTGTATAGCGGTTCGATTCCGCTACAGTCCACCATTTGACATGCCCTCCCGAACACGTTCTGGAGCAAGCGAGACGGTCAGCAATGACGCCGGAGACGTGACCGGCACCATCACATCAGCGGCGGCGTGGAAGGACACGCAAAAAGCGCTGCGCATTGAAGGCCGATGACAGGAGCGCAGCAATTCTAGATAATTTGCTCCCAGAGGCCATCCGGAATCAAGCCCGGACCGCTGATGTGATGGTGGATGTGAAACCCGGGTACAGTTTGAATGCGCCAGAAATGGAAGTGCGGCTAGGCACCGTCAGTAGGCATCTTCTTAGCAGACACTAAGCACCATCAACCTATTAACAAAGGAAGCAAATGGAACAAGTAAAAGCAACAGTAATCAGCGAGAAGTGGGCGCATGAAACGCTTGCACAAATTAAAGAGGTACTACACGTCAAAAGCCCAAGCAAGCTAAAAGGCCGCAAGCTGGAGCCTAAGTACAAAGACCCTGTAAGCGGCAAGACATGGGCTGGGAGGGGACGGTTGCCGAATTGGATAGTAGGCGGCAAAGAGCAGTATAGGATTTAAAATGAAGCCAAAATTGTTTTACAGCACATCAAATAAAGAATGGGTTTGTACAGACTCAATTTTTGATCTCCCAAGCGGGGGGAGGCTGTATTACCCAAAAGGAATCGGAAACACTCCAAAAGAAGCGTGGGACAATGCATTTCCTAAATCGCTTTGGGAAAAAATAAGTTGGCAAGAACTAAGAAAGATTTTTAAGATTTAAGTTTATGGGGTGAATGCGGAGTGCTGATCCGCAAGGTGCTAGGGATACTGAGTTGCGACTATGCGGAGGTATCCGCTAATGTAAGGAAGGTTCCGGCCTTCAATCAAAAACTGGGAAACAGGCAACTCCGATTGAGGTGATAGAACAGTGGCATAAGTAACCCGCACCGGGGCCACGGCAGAACGGACCCACACACCGCGGCAGCAAGCCGGAAATTCAGCCCCGGCCACCCCACCAATGCGGATAACGCGCAGGGCGTCCTCCTAGCCTGTTGGAGCGCGTTATTCCTTGCCCCTGGCCCGTGTGGGTCGGGGGATTTTTTGAGACAAACATGGAATATCAAGAATACCTAGAGCTTAGAAAGCGCAGTGATTGGCTCCAATCACAAGAGGATTGGCATAGAATTCGTGATGGCAATTGGCATAGAAATCAGGCCAATCATTATCGGAGAGTTGGCAGAAAAGTTTTTAATGGTGTAAGTTTCACGGATATCGTAAATTACACAATGCGCTTACACACTCCTGAGCTAATTGCCAACGTATGTACTACGAACGCTCTTTTTAATAGGTTTAGTGGTAAATAATCATGCCATGGACTGAAAAGCAACATCGATTATTTGAAGCCGCAGCCAATAATCCCGCGGTGGCTAAACGTGTTGGCATTCCTCAAGACAAAGCAGCAAAGATGGCAAGCGAAGGAATCAATGATAAACCGAAGAAGATTGCGGCATTGCTAAGAAGCAAGAAGTAATCCATAATAGCCATATCCACGTTCCATCTACAAGGAATCATCATGGCATTCACACAAGCCCAACTTCAAACCGAGATTGACGCAGACGGTCTTAACTGCAAGATCACTCAATTCAACGCTACCTCCAGTGCAAGTTACACCGATGTTTATGTACAGAACATGAACAGCACGGCAGATAAGTCTGGATGGGTTCAAGTGGCGCAGAGCAACACAGCAGCCCAGGCGGCTACTGCTATTCGGGCTGCGTTGACTTAAGCAATAAGTGTGCCATAATTGGCCTGCGACTACTCGCGAGGTAATAATGGCAGCAAGAATCCGTAAATATCACCAAGAGGAAGTAAAGGCCAAGATTCAGGCCAGTCAGTTGGTAAACTTCCTGCAAAATCATGCACTTGAGGGAAGTGATGCTCATCCTTCCCGTATTGATGCAGCAAAGTTTTTGCTAAATAAGCTAGTAAGCAATGCGCCAACTGAAGTTGACCAAAAAACAGAGCTTAGCGGTTCTGTAGAGGTAACACCAAAACGACCAAAGCTGACTCGCGAGGAGTGGCTTGCATCGCTTGCTAAATAATGTGGAAACCACAGATTGGGCCTCAGCAGGTAGCTATTGAGGCGGATTGGTGCGATGAACTGTTTTTCGGTGGTGCGCGTGGCGGCGGGAAATCAGACTTTCTCCTGGGCGACTATCTGGAAGACATTGATATCGGCCCTGCGTGGCGCGGCATCATTTTCCGTAAAACGTATAACGAGCTAGAAGAACTACAGATTAGAGCGCGAGAGTTGTTCCCTGATGCTGGTGGCGTCTATAAATCAGCTTCAAGCGCAGATTATCCTTTTAGCAACTGCTGGTACTTCCCAAGTGGTGCTACTCTCAAGATGCGATATCTTGAGCATGAGCGAGACGCAGACGGCTACCAGGGGCATCAATACACATGGATTGGGTTTGACGAGTTAACCAATCATGCAACCCCATACGGATACAACAAACTAAAAGCCTGCTTGCGTAATAGCAGCGGGATTCATGGTCGTATCAGGTCAGGCGGAAACCCGGGCGGCAAGGGGCATATTTGGGTCAAGGCTAGATTTATTGACGTTGCACCGCCTTACACGCCATACGACGATCCAGAAACCGGCCTTACAAGAATGTTTATTCCGTCCAAGGTGACGGACAATAAATACCTGCGTGACAATAAACAATACATCAGCCTACTTAAATCATCCGGCTCTGTTGAGTTGGTTAAGGCTTGGCTTGATGGTGATTGGGATGTAGTAGCCGGGGCTTTCTTCGACTGCTGGGATAGAAACAAGCATGTCATTAAGCCATTCACCATTCCTAAAGATTGGGTTAAATTCCGATCATTTGACTGGGGTAGCGCAAAACCCCATAGCGTTGGATGGTGGGCTATTGCCGATGGGACTACAGACCACCCTAGAGGCGCATTGATTCGTTATAAAGAGTGGTATGGGTGCTCTGAGCCTAATGTAGGTCTTAAGCTAACGGCTGAAGCTGTAGCAGAGGGTATCAGGAAGCGCGATGGCGATGATAAGTTTGCCTATTCAGTAGCCGACCCTAGCTGCTGGAAAGTAGATGGTGGGCCTTCTATTGCCGAGCGCATGCTTAAACTAGGTGTATTGTGGCGCAGGGCAGATAATCAGCGTATAAATGGGTGGGATCAAATGCGACAGAGGTTTATCGGTGAAGATGCGCCGATGATCTATTGTTTTGATACCTGTGTTGATTCAATTAGAACAGTGCCGTTATTGCAGCATGACGAAAACCATCCAGAGGACATTGATACCGACATGGAAGATCACGCCGCAGACGATTGGCGTTATGCGTGTATGTCCAGGCCGTGGATACGTGAAATCAAGAAAGTAGAACCAACTTGGCCGCTTGACAGAACAATCAACGACATAATCAAGCAAAAAACGCGCCAAAGACTAGAAAACGAATGAAATATGGGCGATAATCTATCAATCTCTCAACGAAAGGGGATAGCATGGAATGCGGTCAACCTGTAAATCTCACATCTTCCGGCGCAATTAGCACTGTCCCCGGTCGAATCATTGGCTTCTATGTAGCCTCAACCTCATCCGGTACGATCATCCTGAAAGATGGCGGGTCTGGCGGTACTGCGATTAGCGGGACGATCACCCCGGCAGTTGGGTGGCATTTCTTCCCTGCTGCTATTTCTACGAGTGCTTACGCCACGATTGCCAGCACGATCGATGTAACGTTTATGTTCATCCCGGGCTAATATGGACTACGAATCTGGCTCACTCGAAAAGCCCGAGGACTTGGAGAAAGACCCTAAAGGGGTTGTTCGCCGCTGGATTCTTGAGCTAAAACTAGCCGATAAGCGTGAATCTGATTGGCGCAAGAAAAGCGACAGGATTTGGAATCGCTACCGCCAAAAGGAAGCGCGTAGGCATTCGTTCAATATCCTTTGGTCGAATACTGAAACGCTACGTCCTGCGGTTTACAATTCCCCCCCGACACCTGATGTACGCCGCCGATTCAAGGATGATGACCCGATTGGTAAAGCTGTAGCCGAGGTAATCTGCCGCTGTCTTGAGTATTCGGTTGACACTACGGACTTTAACCAGCAGATCGAATCGACTGTTCTGGACATGCTTCTTCCTGGCCGTGGCGTGTGCCGGGTTCGCTACGTTCCTTCGCTGCGTAAAGTTGAAGGCGTTGAGGTTGAAGAATCTAGCGATGAAGAAGCATTACAAGGCGACTACGAAGAGCTTGAGTGGGAGCAATGCAATATTGAGCATGTCCAATGGGATGATTTCCGCATCAGTTCCGGCAAAGAGTGGAGCGAAGTAACCTGGATTGCCTTCCGTCACCGTCTGACCCGTGATGAACTTGTCGAGCAATTCCCCGACTGTGGCGCAGAAATCAAGCTGGACAACACAGACGACGAAGACGTAAAAGCCCAAGACGAAGCCGACCAAGAAGCGTTTAAAACCGCTGAGGTGTGGGAGATTTGGGACAAAGAAGAGGGCAAAGTCCTGTTCATTGCCCCTAGTTACAAAGAAAAGCCCGCCAAGACGCTGGATGACCCGCTGAAACTTAATGGTTTCTGGCCTATCCCTCAGCCAATCTACGCTATTGAGGATAGCTCTTCTCTAGTACCCGTTCCTTTGTACGAAATGTACAAAGAACAGGCCGACGAACTGGACACTATTACCAAACGTCTCAATATCCTGACCAAGGGATTGAAGATGCGCGGTATTTACGACGCTACCATTTCAGAGCTTTCTGAATTGATGCGTGGCGAGGATAATGACCTTATCCCAGCTGCAAACGTAACCGCACTATTGGAGCGCGGTGGGCTGGAAAAAGCCATTTGGTTCATGCCTATCGAGCAGGCCGCAAAGGTCATGCAGATTCTGCAATTGCAGCGCGAGGCATGTAAACAGACCATCTACGAACTCACCGGCATTTCTGACATTCTCCGTGGGGCCACAAACCCTAACGAGACATTGGGCGCACAGCAGATCAAGGCTAATTGGGGTGGTCTGCGGGTTAATAACCTCAAAGGTGAAGTTGTGCGGTTTATCCGCGACCTCATCCGTTTGCAAGCTGAGATTATTGCCGAGCGTTTTCAGCCTGAAACCATTGTGTCAATGACCAATATGAAGCTGCCCTCAATGCAGGATAAGCAAATGGCCATGATGCAGTATCAGCAGCAAATGGCACAGCAGCAAGGTCAGCAGCCGCCGCCAGATATCGGGCCTACGTGGGAAGAGGTCATTCAAGTCATGCGGGATGACAAGCAGCGCACGTTCAAGATCGATGTTGAAACTGATTCGACCGTTGCCGCGAGTATGGAGTCAGACATGACCGGGCTGCGCGAGGTGCTTACGTCTGTTTCGCAGATCATGCAAGCCTTTGCCCCTGCTGTCCAAGCTGGTGCCATGCCTATCGAAGCGGTCAAGGAAATGATTCTTGCTGTCACACGCCGCGCCAAGATGGGCAACGCGGTAGAGGATGCTCTGGACAAGATGAAAGCGCCAAATCCACCGCCTCAAGAGCAGGACAACAGCCTACAGGTTGAGCAGGCCAAACAACAAGCAGAGACGCAGCGTGAACAAGGTCGCTTGCAGATGGAAATGCAGCTTGAGCAAATGCGCATGTCAATGGAGCAACAAGCCGAAGAACGCAGGATGGAACGCGAAATGATGCTTGAGCAGATGCGCATGCAGGGCGAAGCCATGATGGAGAAATTCAAGGCCATGCTCGACGCCGAAACCAAGGTAAACGTGGCTCAAATCTCGGCCAATGCGACATTGAGCGCAAGCCAAGACGCAGCGGCTGAACAAGCGACGAGGCAGTAAATGGATGTGACAGAGATTCAACAAAGGCTAGGCTTTACAGATTCAGATAAGGCCGCGTGGCTTGAGATTAATTCAAAATACTACGACAATCCAGAACAAGGATGGGTCGATAAACTCATGATGCATGCATATCCACAAAGGTCTGCCGCTGTGTACGTCATGCCGGCTTATCAAAGCCCTATTACAGGCGAATGGATTGATACTCCGTCTCAACGTCGAAACGACTTTGCCAAGAATAACTGTCGCCCCTGGGAAGGCATAGAGCAGGAAAAGAAAGAAGCCGCCAAACGCGCTCAATATGAAGAACAAACGATGGACGCGAAGCTAGAAAAGACTATCGAGCAGTCAATTAAAGACCTCCCGACCGAGAAAAAAGTAGAAATTGGTGTTATTTAATTGACACAAGCATAAAACGTGCCATAATTTAGTGGGCTAACCATCTAGCCTTTCGGCATCGCTGCGAAGCGACCCAGTTTCCCCCGGATGGATTTGGGGGCGACTAAGACTTAGGAATGAAATGAGCGACGAACTTATCTCGACAGATGAAGTTGAAACGCAAGAGGCTTTAGAGCCTACGATGGACGAAACCATCCAAAAAACGCTGGATGAAATCAATTCCAGGGGTGAAGAATCCACCCAAGAAAGTGCCGAAGAAAAAGCAGCACGAGACGAAAAAGGCCGCTTTGCCAAGAAAGAAGACGAGGCAAAGGAAGCGCCTCCGGTAGAGCCAGCAGAGGCCACCGAGCCGCCCGCAGAGGTCAAGCCTGACCCGATCACTCTATCCCCGGAATTTCAACGCCTTGGCCTGCGTAAAGAGGAAGCCGCTGCATTTGCGTCTGCCTCTGAAGAGGTAAAAGCCGCTTTCATGCGCCGCAGTGAGGAAATGCACCGGGGCATTGAGCAGTTCCGCGAGAAAGCGCAGTTTGGTGAGCAGATCGAGCGTGCTATCGCTCCTTACTCTGACACGATGCGCGCTATCGGCATCACGCCGGATGCAGCGGTACAAACACTATTTGCGGCAGATTACGCTCTTCGCACTGGTTCGCCAGAGCAAAAAGCCGCCATGCTGACCAAGATTGCGCGTGATTATCAAGTTGACTTGAATCTTGCGCAGAACTTTCACCAAAATCCTGTTGATGCCCAAGTGCATACCCTTCAATCACAGTTGCAGCAAATGCAAAACTGGATTCAACAGCAAAGCCAAGCTCGGGAAGGTCAGGAGCGCGCATCGCTTAACAGCGATATCCAGCGTTTCGCAAGTGACCCGAAGAACGAGCATTTCGAGGAAGTGCGCGGCGATATGGCTGGCCTCTTACAGGCTGGACTCGCCCCTAACCTCGAAAAAGCCTATGAAATGGCTATCTATGCGAACCCGACTGTACGGGCCAAAGTGCTTGCCAAACAGCAAGCCGAGGCCGAGGCACAGCGACGCGCAGAGGCCGTTCAGAAAGCAACAGCCGCCAAAGCCGCTGCTGCGGTAAACGTAACCCGCAAGGGTGCGCTGCCGTCTGCAAAAGCTATTGGCACGATGGATGACACCATTAGGGAAACAGCCGAAAAACTAGGACTGATTTCCTAACCCTTTAAAAGGATACGATCATGGCCTCTCCCGGTCAAAGCACTCTCTTTAACACGTTCACTGAACTTGTTTCGACCACGTATCGCAACCACCGCAAGGAAGTTGCTGATAACGTGAGCAACCACAACGCGCTGTTCCGTCGCATGACTGAAAAAGGCCGAATTCGTCTAGAAGACGGTGGCCTTTCGATTGTCACGCCGCTGGATTATGCGCAAAACTCTACCTACCAGCGGTACTCCGGCTTTGACGTTCTGAACGTCGCTGCTTCGGATGTTATCTCTGCGGCTGAGTACGCTTGGCGTCAAGTAGCGGTCAACGTCGCTGCTTCAGGCCTTGAAATTCGCACCAACAGCGGGTCTAACCGAATCATCAACTTCGTCAAAGCCAAAATCAAGAACGCACAACGTTCGATGGCTAACGGCCTGTCTGGTGATTTGTATTCTGACGGCACTGCCAGCAACCAGATGAACGGCATTCAAGCCATCGTCGCGGATGCTGGCACGGGTACTGTCGGCGGCATCAACTCCACTACGTTCAGCTTCTGGAAGAACCAAGTGCGTGATGCTTCTGATAACTCGGTGACCGTTTCGGCTGCAACCATTGAAGCCGGTATGATGCTGCCCCTGTGGCTGGCTTGTACCCGTGGCAATGATACGCCGGACTTGATTGTGATGGACCCCGTGTACTTCGCGTACTACGAGGCATCGCAAACCAGCTTGAAGCGTTACGCCCCGTCTGACGAAGGCAAGGGCGGTATGATCTCGATGAAATACAAGACTGCTGACGTGTTCTTTGACTCGTCTGCATCGGGTGTTCCTGCATCGCACATGTACTTCCTGAATACCGACTTCTTGGAGTTGGTTGCTCACCAGGATGCCAACATGGAAATCATGCCTGAGCTTCGTTCGGTGAATCAGGATGCTTTGGTTATCCCGATTCTTTTCCAAGGCAACTTGGTTTGTTCTAACCGCGCCCGTCAAGGCGTTGGTAAAGCCTAAGGAGAAACGAAAATGGCTTACTTTTCTATCGATACCTATGTCGGCGTAACCGACATGACTGTGGTCGATTCCAATACTCCCCGCGTCCCGGTGGGTACGGAATGCCGCATGGTCGATGCCACTTATGGCGAAGGTCGCGCTGTTTATCTGGCTGTATCCAAGTCAACCGCAATCCCTGCGGGCACCTTGGTTTATGCAGCCAATACCAGCCAGACCTATCAGCCACGTGGCGCATCGTCCACTACTACCGCCGCTATTCTGACTGCTACTGCCGTCCCGGCTGTCAGCACGTCCAAGAAAACCGGTCGGGCTGTGTATGTGGCGATGAACGCTGTAGCAAGCGATGCAAACAATGTCCAGTTCACTTGGTATCTCAAGAAGGGCATTACTGCAACGCTGAAAACGGCTGTTGCGGTGCCTGCTGACTCCGCTGTCTATGTGTCTACTACTGCTGGCCGGTTCTACCTGACCGCTTCGGCTGGCGCACAGATCATCGGGGCCCGCACGGTCAATGCTGCATCTGTAACCTCGACTACCTCGACGGTTCTGGTTCAGTTCGACTCTGCAAAGATTGACGGATACTCTTAATCCGCCTAATATAAGGGGGCTTCGGCCCCCTTATTCTTTTAGGAGTTGCTTTGCTCAATATTGTCTGTTTGAAATGGGGTACGCTGTACGGCCCTGAATACGTAAATATCCTGTTTGACATGGTTCGCAGAAACCTCAAAGAAGGATACCCAGGCAAGTTTATTTGTTACACAGATGACGCTGCAGGGCTTGATGCTGGTATTGAAGCCAGACCAATGCCTACAGAATTAGAAGGATGGTGGGGCAAGCTGTGGCTTTTCTCCCAACATACCGAAGGCAAAACTCTATTTCTCGACCTGGATACGGTCATTGTCGGCGCTCTTGATGATCTTGTAGAGCATGACGCTAAATTCACAATCCTGCGAGACTTCTACCGTCCTAATGGGCTGCAATCGTCTGTGATGATGTGGCGAGGTGATTTGTCATACATCTACTACAAGTGGGTTAAATGTGGCTCTCCACGTATTGAAGGCGGTGATCAAGCGTGGATTGAACAATGGGTAGAAGGAAAAGGCTATTGGGATGACTCCATCCCAGAATACAACAAAATCAAGGTAAAGACAGAGGGCTTCCCATCCATTTGGCAAGACGAATTCCCGGGCGATTTTGTTTCTTACAAAGCTAACGGGTGTGAAGCTGGTGTGCCAAAGGGCGCAAAGATGGTTATCTTCCATGGTGAACCTAGGCCACATCAGGCTAAAGGATGGGTTGAAAAGGTATGGAAGGTTGGAGGCGGTACAACGGCTGAACTGATGGTTGTATCCAACGTCGAAGTGTCAAAACTGATTGGAAACCGAGAAATCAACGTAAAGCGAGGACTGCCAGAAGTAAAGATGCAAGAGCCGCACCAGAAAACAGCGGTTATTGTGGCCGGTGGGCCTTCTTTGCTTGAGTATGTCCACGATCTTCCTGATGGTGATATTTTCAGCGTAAATGGGACACTTCGCTTCCTCACTGAACGCAACATTCGTCCTGACTATCATGTCATGTGCGATGCGCGCCCGGAAAATATCGAGTTTCTGAATGGCGCATGGGTAAATTACTTGATGGCGTCTCAAGTTGACCCAAGTTTGATTGAGGCTCTAGGGAAACGCGAGGTGACCTTGTGGCATATCGCTCTACCCGGAGCGAAGCCTATGCCAATGCAGATTGGAGGCGCTACTACTGTAGGTCTTTTGTCGGTCGTTCTGGCTTATGTCATGGGCTATCGAACTATCCACATGCTTGGGTTTGATTCGTCTTACGGAGAGTCGCATCATGCCTATCCGCAAAAGCTAAACGATGGTGAGCGGATTATTGACGTGACCGTTGGAGATACATCGTTTAGATGCGCCCCTTGGATGGCTCAACAAGCCCGCGAGTTTGCAGACGTTATCCCCGAGCTTGTACGCATGGGATGCGAGATTTCAGTCCATGGGTATGGTTTGATACCGACTCTTGCAGAATCAATGATGACGCCACGAAGCGCAGCCGATGAACGGGCGGAGGAAATTCTTTCAAGACTTCCTGATGGGCCTATTGTTGGCGCTGAAATTGGGGTATTTTGCGGCGATTTGTCGCGCAGGCTTCTACAACGCAACGATCTTACGTTGCACATGGTTGATGCTTGGTGGGGTAGCGGCGAGTCCTACGATGGGGATTCTGGCGACTTTCACGCCACGTTGAGTCAAGATCAGCAGGATGAATTCGAACGTATTACTAAAAGCGTTACCGCTTTTGCCGGTGATAGAGCTATAGTACACAAAGCATTCTCACATGAAGCCGCAAGCAAATTTGATGCCAATATCCTAGATTTTGTCTTTATTGATGCAGACCACGGCTATGAAGGATGTAAACGTGATTTACATGCGTGGTGGCCCGTAGTAAAATCAGGCGGTGTTTTCAGTGGTCACGATTACGAGAACACACAATTTCCCAAATTCGGCGTGAAACGTGCGGTTGATGAATTTGCGCAAGAGTTTGGCTTAACTGTCAGTATTGGGCAAAATTTCACTTGGTTCATTACTAAACCTCTACAGGAAAATACATGACTCAACTAGCCCCCGTCCGTCCCCCGTTTGTTGAATTTAAGCGTATCGCTGTGCATGACCCTATCCGCACGGCAGAACTTGGCCGTCGCGTCACCAAGGACGTGAATTTCGCTTTCATCATGCAGCCCGGTAGCCGCGACCAAGTAGAGCGTTATGCTGATGACTGGCTAAAAATGATCAAGGAAAAGGTCTTAAACGCATCCGCAGACGCCTACCCCGAGGAATGGGTATCAGCCTTTGAGCGTAAATACGAGGCGTGGAAGGCTGGTCATGAAGCGCCTTTGAACGGTACTTCTGTCAAGGAATGGTCTTACCTGTCTCCGGCTCAGTGCGAAAACTTCATTGGCCTGCGAATCGTGACCATTGAAGACGTTGCCGCCATGACCGAAGACGCCATGATGAAAGTAGGCATGGGGGCGCGAGAACTGCGAGAAAAAGCCCGTGAGTGGTGCCAAGGCCAAGAAGTCGCCAAGACAGTCAGCAAGGAAAACGAAGAACTGAAAAATCAGTTGGCAGCACTACAGGCACAAGTGGCATTGATGACGGCGGCTAAACCAGTAAAGGAAGCCATCCAAGAGAAGGCTGCAGAACTTGGCTTGTATGATGAAAAGCCTAAGAATCGTGGTCGTAAACCAAAAGTACCGGAATAATCATGGCTACCTGTCTTTCCATTATCCAGTCAGTATGTTCTGAGCTAGGACTTGCCGAGCCTAATCAAGCGGTAGGTAATACCGACTCGATTATCTCGAACATACTGGCACTGTGTAATCGGGAAGGCCGAATGCTTGCCAAGCGGGGGAATTGGGAAGCACTTTTAACGGTTGCGACCTATACCACGCTGGCCGCAGAAGATCAGGGCGCTCTAACCACGATTGCGCCTAATCTGAATTTCATCATCAACGATACGATCTGGAATGAGTCGCTGCGGCGTCCTGTCTTTGGGCCTAAAACGCCTCAAACGTGGCGACAAAACAAGGCTTTCGCAATCAATGGCCCTTGGTCGAATTTCCGCATTCAAGGCGGTCATCTTCGCATGTATCCAACCCCTTCGGCTGGTCAGTCTTGTGTTTTTGAATACATCAGTAAGAATTGGTGTACTGATTCGACGGGGGTGACTGGATACGATTCTTGGAACGCAGACACAGACGTTAACCTCCTTGATGAGGACTTGCTGATTCTTGGGACTATTTGGCGCTGGAAGAAACTCAAAGGCTTTGAGTATGCCGAAGACTTCAACGATTACGAGCGCCTTGTATTGGATACCCTTAGTAAGGATGGTTCTAAGGACTGGCTGAGTCTGTCCAATACGAAGTACGATATTTTCCCGGGTATTGTTGTCCCCTCTGGCTCTTGGAATCTATGAGACAAGCTGCTAGAACCAAAGGAAAACGCGCTCCAGTCTCTGCGGCGAAAACAATGCCATCCCCTGTTGGCGGGTGGAATGCTCGTGATTCCATTGCTGATATGCCGCAGACTGATGCGGTTGTGTTGCAAAACTGGTTTCCACTTACTACTGAATGTAAAGTAAGAAACGGCTACACAGAACACGCAACAGGGCTTCCTTCCTACGTAGAAACTCTTATGGCGTACCATGGCGGCGCAACTGATAAGCTGTTTGCAATCAGCAATGGTGCTATTTATGATGTAACAACTGCCGGGGCAGTTGGAGCTGCTGCGGTAAGTGGTCTTGCTAATTCTCGCTGGCAGTACACCAATGTAACCACTGCCGGTGGTAATTTCATGTACTTGGCAAATGGTGCAGACACGCCCTATTTGTACGATGGCACAACTTGGACAAGTATTACCGGCGCCTCCACCCCAGCAATTACAGGGGTAACCACTACAAACCTTAACAGCCCGATTGTTTTTAAGACTCGGGTTTGGTTTATCGAGAGAAACACTCTAAAAACGTGGTATCTACCTACATCCGCAATTGGTGGCGCGGCCAATCCAGTGGATATGTCGTCTGTTGCCCAATTGGGCGGCTATATTGTCGCTCATGCAACTTGGACAATTGATGCAGGTACAGGCGTTGATGACTACTATGTGGCTGTTACGTCAAATGGCGAAATCATTATTTATCAAGGCACAGACCCTTCTAGTGCGAGTACATGGGCTTTAAAGGGTGTATGGCAATTGGGGCATCCTGTTGGGCAAAGATGCCTAATGAAACTTGCCGGGGATTTGATCTACATTTCTCAGGACGGCCTGATTCCTTTGGGTGGGGCACTTCAATCTTCCCGTGTTAACCCCCGTGTGGCTTTGACCGACAAAATTCAATCTGCGGTATCAGCGTCGATCAGTGCGTATGGTGGTAACTTCGGGTGGGATTTGCTTTACTTCGCCCGTGAAAACGCACTCATTCTTAATGTTGCGGTGGCAGAAAATGGACAGCAGCAACAATATGTAATGAATACCATCACGAAATCGTGGTGCAACTTTACAGGATGGGAGGCTAATTGCTGGGAGCTTTTTGACGATTCTCCTTACTTTGGTGGGAATGGAGTAGTTTGTCTTGCTTGGAGCGGGAACTCAGACAACGGCAGCAATATTACAGCGGTTGCTTTACAAGCATTTGACGAATATAACGCGCCTGGAATTTCAAAGCGGTTTACCTTGATGCGGCCTATTTTCAGGGCAAATGGGACGCCATCAATTTTAAGCTCGATGAATGTTGACTTTGACACATCAAGCAGCACCGCTCCTTTGACATTTTCACCTACAACTTATGCTACTTGGGATGGGCTGACGGCTTTGTGGGATAGCGCAACATGGGGCGGCGATTTGAGCGTTATTCAGAACTGGCAAGGCGTTAATAGTGTAGGCCGATATGGTGCGCTTCAAATGAAATCATCCTCAAGCGGCATTGATGTTCGATGGGTTTCGACTGAGGTTGTCTATGAAGCAGGAGCGATTCTCTAATCTTTGTCTAGACCCTTACATTGTCGGCCCTTGGGTTGCGAGTAAAACAAATGGCACATGGGCGCCTGGCCGAGGAACTGGGATTGGGAAGATTAAAGACGGTAACTTAGTTGCCGGGGCGCTCTATGAAGATTGGAACGGCTCCAGCGTAATTTGTCATATCGCAGGCGAAGGATTGTGGGCAGATCGACATTATTTGGCGGTTATTTTTGACTACCCATTTAACCAGATCGGAGCAAATAAGATAATCGCGCCAGTATGTTCGACAAATCAAAAAAGTATTGACATGCTGAAACATATGGGGTTTAATCAAGAAGCGAAATTGCACGGGGCTACCTCCAAAGGCGATTTGCTTTTCTTTGTAATGGACAAGGAAGATTGCAAATACTTGCGAGGTAGATATGGCGAAATCATCGAGCGCACCACCCGCACCTGACTATGCAGGTGCAGCACAGGCCACAGCAGCAGGCAATGCCGACGCCGCACGAATCGGCGCTAAGGCCAATCGCGTCAGCCAATATACCCCTTACGGGAATCTGATTTATACCTCTGGTGTAAATGGAGATCCTGACCAATGGCGGTCTGATGTTCAGCTTTCTCCTGCACAACAACAACTTTTAGATCAACAAAATCAAACGTCGATTGGTCTTGCTGGGCTGCAGAATCAAGGGCTTGGGTATGTCCAGAACATGCTTGACAAGCCTTTCGACACGTCTCAACTCCCGGCGCAGATGATCAATCCTGGGCAGACTGCTCAGGACGCCATCATGGCGCGTCTTAATCCTCAGTTTGATCGCCGTCAGGGTATGTTGGAAAATCAACTTGCAAACCAAGGTATTGCAAGAGGTACAGAGGCATGGAAAAACGCACAAGCCGACATGGACTATGCGCGAAACGATGCTTACACCCAAGCCGCTCTGCAAGGTATGGGGATTGGGCAACAGGCCCGCCAGCAAGGCTTGCAGGAACAGGCTTACCTACGTAATGAGCCGCTGAACACCTTGAACGCGGTTCGTACTGGCGCACAAGTCACGAACCCAACATTTTCGAGCGTGCCCCAGCAAGCCACAACTCAAGGGCCGGATATGCTTGGTGCCGCGCAGGCCCAATATGGCGCTCAAATGGGTCAGTACAACGCACAGCAAGCAGGTCAGAATAACATGATGAACGGCTTGTTCAGTCTTGGCAGTGCTTATGTAGGAAGCCCCACAGGCGCTGCGCAAATCGCATCTATGTTCTCAGACCGTCGCCTGAAAACGGGCATCAAGTTGGTTGGGAAGTTGGATAACGGCCTGAATGTGTATCAATATCGCTACAAATCCGGTGGCCCGACTCAACTTGGCTTGATGGCTGATGAGGTCGAAAAAGTTTCACCTGATGCCGTGGCTACCCATGAGAGCGGATACAAGATGGTTGATTACTCCAAGGTGATGTAATGAATCCGTTTACCGGCACACAATACGCCCTTCCTGATAATCCAGAGATTCCGCAGATCATGCGGCGTCAAAAGATGGCCGAACAGCTTTTGCAACAGTCGCAAGACCCGTTGCAAGGTCAGATGGTGTCTGGTCAATTTGTAGCGCCTAGCATTACCCAATATCTTGCTAAAGGTCTTCAAGCCTACATGGGCAGAAAAGGCCTTACTGAAGCCGACGAAAAAGCCGCTGAACTGGCAAGGGCTTTGCGCGGTCAGGAGCAAAGCGATATCCAAAAGTTCATGGAATTGTCCCAAGGCAAGCCCGCGCAGACCATCCAGCCGCTGACGCCGAACGATGATGAGGGCAATCCCATGCCTGCCGCTCAAGTTCCAGCTCAAGCGCCGAACCTGGGTGCTGCTTATGCTGCTTTGCTAAATAGCCAGTCTCCGGGCCTGCGTCAAGCTGGTATTCAGGGCTCCATGTCGATGGCTCAGAAGCAGGCAGAGTTGGCTCAAGCAAATCAACTGCGCCAGCAAGCTGCTCAACTTTGGCAGAAAGTTGGTGGCGATCCTCAGAAATTTATGATGGCAGGAGGCGATTCAAAATTCGCCAAAGAATTTGCTGAAGCCCCGACGCTTGGGAAAACCAAAGGCGTATCTATTGGTGATTCTTTGGTCGATCCTTTTACCGGGAAAGTTATTGGAAGTGTTAACAACCCCAATAAACCATTTAATGCGGATGGAACTCCTAACCCTGCCTTCCAACAATGGGAATTGAAAAAAGCAGCAGCTGGGAAGCCTACTACTAACGTTAATGTAAATACCGCCGAGAAGCCGTTCCTGACTGAACTAGGTAAAGGTGCTGCTGAAACCGTTCTGACCGCTCAAGCTGGCGCACAGTCTGCGCAGCAAACTCTGGCAAATGCTAAACAAATCCGAGAATCGCTTAAAGGCGCAATTGTTGGGCCGCTGGCTAATCAACGCCTGGGCATGGCTCAAATCGGTCAAATGCTTGGTATTGGTGGTAAAGATACTACTGAACAGCTTCAAAACACGCGCAACGTGATGCAAGGTCTTGCACGTCAAGAATTGGCCGCTGCCGGACAAATGAAGGGCCAAGGTCAGATTACAGAGTCTGAGCGCGCAATTCTGCGTAAGGCTGAATCTGGTCAAATCAATGAAATGACCAAGCCGGAAATTGAAACCTTCTTGAGTGCGATTGAAAAGACGGCAACTTACCGAGTTCAGCGAAATGAAAGCAATCTAAGCAAGCTGCGTAAAGACCCGAACGCAGCAAGCGTTGTCGATTTTCTGGAAGTAACCCCGCAGACGGATGATGGATGGGGAATCCGGGAGAAGTAATGCCTACTTACGAAATTACCGCTCCGAATGGCAAAGTATTTGAGGTCACAGCCCCGGCTGGTGCGACTCGGGATCAAGTGTTGGCATATGCAAAACAGCAATTTTCTGCCAAAGAAAGCCAACAACCTACTAAAAATGAAACGGTAGTCGATCCTTCTGCTGGAGAGACTGAATTTCGCCCCTTTGGTGTTAATACGGGCGTGATGATGCCGCAAGGTGTCAGTAGGTTCATGGCTGGTGCAGGCAAGGCTTTTACGGACGTTGGGCGCGGCGCTGGTCAACTATTGGGGCAAGTATCCCGCCAAGATGTAGAAGAATCTCGCAAACTAGATCGGCCACTGATGCAGACTGGCGCAGGATTGGCTGGAAACATTGCTGGTAACGTGGCCGCTGCCGCTCCTACTGCACTTATCCCAGGTGCTAACACCATTACAGGTGCTGGTGCTATTGGGGCTGGTATGGGGCTTTTGCAGCCCAGCGCGTCAACTAGTGAGACGATAAAGAATGTCGGCGTTGGCGGCGTTGCAGGCGCAGCAATCCCTGCATTGATGACGGCTGGCCGCGTTGCAAAATCTTTTGTTGAGCCATTCTATGAATCAGGCCGCGCTCAGATCATGGGTCGTGCTTTGCGCCAATCTGCCGGTGATCAAGCAGACGAAGCTATGAGGGCCATGCAAGGCGCTAGAGAGCTTGTTCCCGGTTCACTTCCTACTGCTGGAGAAGCCGCAGGAAACCCAGGCATCGCGGCTATGCAGCGTACAGCAACCGCAATTGATCCCGTTGCAATGAATCAGCTTGCAGCGCGACAGGCGGCGCAAAACGCAGCGCGAGTTGAGGCTTTAGAAAATATTGCTGGCACCGCTGGAGACAGAGCTGCGCTTTCTGAGCTAAGAGCAGGAACCGCAGAAGATCTTTATAAACAAGCATACGGAAAAGCAATTGATCTTTCCCGTGATGCTGTTTCTGGTAAATTTTTATCAAAAGCTGAACAAGCCGGTAGAAAAGCAGAAATCACTAAATTGATGCGTACTCCGGCAATGAAGGACGCCGCAAAAAAAGCACAAACAATGATGCTAAATGACCCAAATATGTATGGGAAGGCATCTAGCGCCACTGGCTCAGTTGAAGGGCTGGACTACATGCGCCGCGCATTAGGGGACATGATTAAGGACGCAGGCCCAAATGAGCAAAGAATCCTTATTGGTTTGCGTGACAGATTGGATACCACGCTGCAAAGTGTTTCGCCAAAGTATTTAGAGGCAAAAAATGTTTTTGCTGAAATGTCTAAGCCAATTTCGGAAATGGATGTTGCTCAAGAAATTGCAGATAAATCCATCAATAGGCTTACGGGGAATTTGCAGCCATCAGCATATGCAAGAGCTTTACAAGATCAGACTGCGGCCACTGCTACAGGGATGAAAAAAGCAACCCTAGAAGGGACAATGCAGCCAAACAATCTAGCGACGCTAAATGCTATCCGTGATGATTTGGCAAGGCATAATTTTGCCCAGACTGCCGGTAAAGGCGTTGGCTCTGATACGGTACAAAAACTAGCGTTTTCCAACATGCTCAACGCAGCAGGAATCCCGTCTGCGCTTCGTAGCTTTGGGCCTGCTGGAGCTATTGGGAATATTGCCCAGCGATTTGGACAAGTTGCCTATAAAGACGCCAATGAGCGGATGGCCGCTGAACTTGCACAAGCTTTGCTAGACCCACAAACGGCTGCAACGCTTATGCAATCAGGGATGGTAACGCCGCAAATGCAGGCGTTGGTTAATAGTTTGCGCTCTGGAGGCGCAGCGCTAGGGGCGTCGGCTCCTGGGCTTATTCAAGCGAATCAGTAAGATACGTTTTAACCATCCATCAGGGAAAAATTTGATAACCAAATGCCGAATGCAAAGCAGAAATACCAGAAAGCCAAATATGACAAACGGTTTAATTAGCATTGCAATGGCAAAAGATTCTTGCTCAGTCATGGATTAAGTATGAAAGCCGATGCACAACAGTTTATCGCAGTTCTATTCCTAAGTCGAGACGCGGCACATAAGGCGCATCTTAATACGGATAGCTACGCCCAACATAAAGCACTAGGCGCTTTTTATGACAGTGTGATTGACCTTGCCGATAAATTTGCTGAGGCTTATATGGGCCGCACTGGTAAACGAATTGGCGATATTCCAGACATGAAAAACCCGAAGAGCGACATCGTAAAAACAATCAAAGCACACCGGGAAGTAATCGAGGAAATGCGTGATTTTGTAGGCGAAGATTCAACCCTGCAAAACATTGTGGATGAAATCGTGGGGCTGTATCTTTCAACCGAATACATGCTGACGCTGAAATGATGAAAAACCAAATAGCCAATAACAAAAAACCCGCGACAAGCGGGATTGGGTGTTTATTTGGCTTTTGGCTTCCTTCCTGGTTTTCCTATTGGGTACATAAGTTGTTCAATTGGAATTTTTTTGTCGTAGTAGAGAAATCTATCCCAAGCAGCCCTACAAATTTTACAAGTCCTCGTCGTTTTGTAGACGTAGGTATTTTCTGGTGTAAATTCGTGACCATTTTTGCAATGTGTTTGGGCTCGTTTTTTCTCCGCATGAGCTTCTACAGCTTTCATAATATTTGCTCTGGAATTAAGCGTTTGCTGGCTTCTTGTGGCCCATCGGCAATTCTCAGGGGTGTATGGGCCATCGTTGTCAATTCGATCAATCGACATTCCTGGCGGCCTATCACCCATATCAGCGTGAAAGGCTTTGAACGAATTTCTCCATTTGTCGCATACGTAAATTCCTCTGCCGCCATAATTTTTCCAATCTTTTGTGTTTGGATTTGTGCAGCGCTGGATCATGGAGGCCCAAGTGTTGTAGACAGATTGAAGTCGTTTATCTCGCATATGTACTCCAGTAATGATGGAGTACATATTGTAAATCAATTTAATGGGGAATGCAATGGCTAGAAACGGAAGTGGGGCATATTCTTTGCCATCGGGGAATCCTGTCATCACGGGAACGGTCATTAGCTCTACATGGGCTAATACGACGCTGTCTGATATTGGCACGGCGCTGACTAATTCCATTGCTAAAGATGGACAAACTACACCTACAGCCAATCTTCCGATGGGCGGTTTTAAGCTAACTGGGCTTGGTGCTGGCTCTGTTGCTGGTGATTCGTTGCGATATGAGCAAGTATTTACTACTAATCCAGTTTCGCTTTTAGGCGGATTAAATGGTGCGCGTGGCTCTGTTGCCATGCATGCCACCACAATGGATTTGTGGGCGCAACCAAATATTATCGATGGAACAGGTTCTGCGGTCACTATCACAGATATTGCAGACGCTCCGCAAGCTGGCGCAGTTCGTATTCTTTACCCTGTTGCCGGAACTACGATTACAGATGGCGCAACTTTCGATGTTGATGGTGGAGCAAATTACACCACGGCAGCAGGAGATGCACTTATTTTTGAGGCTGTAACGACTAGCACATTCAAAGTGCATATTGTTAAGGCCGATGGTAAAGCTGTGCGCGCCGGTTCTTACGGTCTTTTCTACAAAACGGATGCATCCAGCGTTGCATTCACCAAAACCGGTGCCGACACCGCCAGCATCAAAGCCGGCAGCAAGATTGATGTGGCCGGCACGTTGGTGGAGTTCGCCAGCGCGACAGCCATCACAATGCCAACCCTCACGGCCGGCACAGACTACGCCATCTGGGTGAAAGATGACGCCACCTTGCAGGCATCCAGCGGCTTCACCTCTGCGCCTGCCGCTGGCAACTGGCGCAAGATTGGTGGCTTCCACTACGCCCCAGGTGGCAATGCTGCAGCTGTGGCTGGCGGCGACACCACGGCCGCCATCAACGAGTACAGCCTCTGGGATCTGAAGTTCCGCCCTGCCTGCCCAGACCCGCGTGGCATGACGCTGGTGGCTGACAGCTTCTGGGCCGACATCTATCTGCTGGGCGTTGACCATCTGACCAATGGCACCAGCAAATACAACGTCACCATTGCAGATGGAAGCAGCCCGCCCAAGATCCCGACCAAGTTTGGCGGAAATGGTTCTACGGCATACAGCACGCTGAACTGGTGGGAAGCCAATGAGGTGCTTTTGTCCTATGGCAAGCGCTCACCGTCTTATGACGAATTTGCGGCCCTGGCCTACGGAACCACCGAGGCAACATCAAGCGGCGGCAGTGATGTTCCAACCACTGGCGTTTCTGGCACAGGGGCCACAAACGCCTGGAACAAATTCACCTCTCGCTGGGGCATCACTCAAGCAGCAGGCTGCATGTGGGTCTGGGGCGCCGAGTTCGGCGGTGGTGCAGCTGGTGCGAGTTACGCAGCCAACACAGGCGGGCGCGGCTCGACTTTCCAAATGGAAAACGTCGTCATCTTCGGGGGCAGCTGGAGCATCACGTCGAACTCCGGTTCGCGTGCCTCGACCTGGGCCTACTCCCCGACGAACTCGGCGAGCTTCATCGGGGCTCGCGGCGTCTGTGACCACCTGATTCTTGATTAAGGCAGAAAAATGGAATTCCCCATCATAAATAGTCGAGAAGACTTGGACGCCTTCACTGGCACCGCCGCGCACGATGCATTCATGGCGTCACTCGCCGGCACGCTTTGGCGACTTGAGCGTGACGATGTTGCGCAGACATGGAGAGCTGTTGAGTGCAACACCGGCATTGAGAGATTCGGATTTACAAGAGCGGATTTCCCGGACGCCGCGGCCCCTGAGCTTCCGATATATATTCCGCTGCCGGCAAAGACAAAAGACGAGCGCATTGCCGATGTATTAAAGAGTGTGAACGCTGCCGACGAATGGCAGATTCAAGGTGCTGGCGGACAGGCATTGACTGCCATGTCCTCTATTGGATATGGGCAACGCTGGCAGAATGTCACAAGAGTTACCGGAACTCCTTATTACACGACAAAGCCTCGAAAAATTCGGGTTGTCGGAAATACAACCTCAGGGGCTGCTGGGCAAGTAACCATTACATTCAGTAATGGCACTATTTTTTCTCTTGCCTATGCAAGCGGAACGACAACGAACGCTTATGCAGGAGAGACGACGATCCCGGCAAATGAGTCCTACACAATTGGCGAAGTAAACATCAGCAACCGTTCAACCTACGAAATGTTCTAAGGATACATATGCCGACAATCACAATTCCGGTTTCTCTCACAGCTCAAATTCCCGAGCCACAACCAGGAGCCGATGGTCTGTCTGCCTACCAGATCGCAGTACAGAACGGCTTTGTAGGAACCGAAGCCGATTGGTTGCTGTCCCTCAAGGGCGATGCCGGAATCCAGGGAGAACAAGGGATTCAGGGCATCCAGGGGGAACAAGGGATTCAAGGCATTCCTGGCTCTGGAGGTATGGGTGCATCAGTCCCTGGTGGGCGTCTTACGCTGGTAAGTGGTCAACCAGAGATGTTGCAGAACGCAGACTACACCAGCACAGTCCTGTATTACGCGCCGTTCGAGAGCGACAAAATCCCTCTGTTCGACGGCACGAATTGGGGTAGCTACGGCTTCACATCGGGCCCGTTCGATACAGTTGGGCTGTCCATGACTGGCGGCGCTGCGTGGGCCGCAAATACCAAGCGCGATGTGTTCGTGACGCTGGTGGATGGTCTGCCTGTACTTTGCACCGGCCCAGCATGGCCTGATGAAACGCTGGCGTCTCGCGGCCTTGTCCGTCGCAATGGGCTATGGGTCAACGCTGCCACTATGACATGCGATGTAGGCATCGTGGCTGCGGCCAATCAGGCTACGTGGGTTGGTTCCATCAACATCGGTTCTACTGCAGGCACCTTGACGGCGTTGTTCACGCTGGGGCAAAACCGCCGCTGCGATGTGTGGAACGTTTACCACCAGAGAGAAATTTTGCTGGGTGTAGGTCAACCGCCTATTTCCAACGCTCTGGTGCAGTGGAAGCCGTCAAATCAATATCCAGCATATCAGGCGTTCAACAATGACCAGAACAACAACGGCATCTACTTCACCGGACTGCCGCAAAATGTTGAAACTCGCTACAACCAGCGCGGATTTGTTGACAGTCTGAATTTCGGAATTTGTGCAATCATGCTGACAATCTGCAAAGATTCAATTCCTAATGCGGTCGGATGGCTGTCTAGTTTTAGTGCCGACGACACATCAAGCGCAAACGGAGTGGCTTTGCAGGCGTTATTTGAAGACCGATCTTCTATCGGATCGCATAAGGTTTTCATGTGTGCTGCGAATGCGAATGGGACTGACGGCATCACTATTTGGGGGCTCTACCCACCTGGTACGCCGGATGGTTTTGCTCATACCATGTGGATCAGGTATCAGGGATGAAAATAGCCCTCTACATCGGGAACCACACAAAAGACAATCCTAGCGTGCGTCTAGGTTGGTGGCTGACTCGTCTTGTTCAAAAGGGTGAGTTTTACAACGTGACCCATGTAGAGGCGATTCTTGCAGAGCATGACGATGGATCGGTAACCATCGGGTCAGCCAGCATCAGAGACGGCGGTGTGAGAACGAAACGCTGTACCTTGACACCTGAGCATTGGATTATTGTCGATGTACCTAAATGGAGCGTCGTCAAGGCCCGTAAATGGTTCGCAGATCACGCGGGTGAGCCGTACGATACCCGAGGGGCCTTCGCGTCTGCTATGCCTATCCAATGGGCGCAGAAAAACCATTGGTTCTGTAATCAAGCTGTCGGCGCATCAGTCGGCATGAACTCGCCTGAAATCTTCGGGCCATCGCAATTTGCGGCTATCTGTCACACGTTTAACAAGTGAGGAACGAATGAGGAATGATGACATGGATTCGATCAAGGCGAAACAACGCATCAACCAATTCATTGACTGGGCTGTAAGGGCTTTGGTTTTGGGGTGCTTTATTTTCATCTGGAAGATGTACGAATCCCAACAGGCATTCATTCGCAAACAAGATCAGACAGATACAAGAATTGTCCAGATTGAGAGGGACATGGCAAGAATTGAGGGTAATATGGTAACGATGGAAACCCTGAAACGAGTCGAGCTTTACATGGAACTTCTTATGGTCAGGGCAGGGATTGACAAGAAGGTCGATCTAACATCACAGATGCTTAAAAAATGAAAAATCCCAAACTTGTACCCGACTGGAGACAGTCTTGGAAGTGGTTCAGCACCCAGGCGATGACGCTTGCAGTCGCCATCCAAGGCGCATGGATGTTCATTCCTACTGAAATGAAAGATAGTTTGCCTAAAGACCTTGTAAGCTACGCGACCATGATCTTGCTTGTTTTAGGTGTTGCTGGTAGATTGGTCAATCAAGATGCCGGAAATTCTGATTCCAAATGAGGCTGTCGAGCCGTTTTTAACCTACGTGAGAATGTGGGCTACATCTATTGTTGCTGATGTTTGCTTAATTGCATGGGTTTGCTTTGAAAGCTGAACTAACACGTCAACTAAAAGCAGACGAAGGCGTTAAGCCGTGCGTCTATAAAGACTCGCTAGGCTACGCAACAATCGGTGTTGGCCGCTTAGTCGATGATCGAAAATCCGGTGCAGGACTCAGGCCAATTGAGATTGATTTCTTGCTACAGAATGACATAGATGACCGCATCGAACAATTAACGCGGCGTCTTCCGTGGTTTCAGAATCTTGATGACGCACGGCGCGGGGCTTTGCTTAACATGGCTTTCCAGCTTGGCGTTGATGGTCTGCTAGGCTTCAAAAATACCTTGAAAATGGTAGAGGATGGACGATACTCAGAAGCCGCTGATAACATGCTTCTCAGTAAATGGGCGCAGCAAACACCCGCTAGAGCTAAACGCATGGCAGAGCAAATGAGAACGGGCCAATGGCAATATGCATGAGGTGAATATGAACTTCAAACGCCACTCCAAGCGCAGGACAAGACACGTAGAACAGCGTCAAAAATGGAAGTGGCGGCAGGAAGCCGAAAAGATCATGCAGCGGGTAGAGAAAGAATCTACCATTCCCGAGCGTGAGCAACCTAGTTATAAACCATGATCTACACTCACATCGCCGCCGCATTAATTGGCGCAGCCATAGCCGCTACAGGTGCTTACAAGGTGCAATCCTGGCGTTATGGTGAGCAGATTGCCAGCATGAAACAGGAGGCATCAGAGGCCACAACTAAGGCCGTAAAAGCCGCAATGGACAAGACATTAACCGACCAGAAAAGGAAAGATGATGCACTCATGGAAGCAAACAAAAGGGCGCAGTATAACGCGGTTGCTGCTGATTCTGCCCGCCGTGCTGCTGTCAGCCTGCGCGACCAACTCGCTGCCGCCAGAGCCGATTTGTCCAGCGCTACCATCGATGCCGCACGCAACTACGCCGCAGCCCTCTCAGATGTATTTGGACAATGCGTTGACGAATATCGAGGCTTGGCAGAAAAAGCTACAGGCCACGCCTCTGACATCAAAATGATGCAGGATGCGTGGCCGAAACCTTAAATCTCCAGCCGATCTAGTGCATTGCGCACATCGCACCTGATAGACAAAATACGCTGCGCATACCCTTCTAGGAGGTCGCTCAATGGTGTAGATTCTTTGATCGGCGATCCTGTTTTTGCGACATCATTCGGCGCACAAATCCGAGAGACAGGAATAAGCCGATCCAATAGTTTGCCGATTAAATCCTTTAGTTCTGCAATTTCTAAATCAATATTGTCACACGCCTGATTGACCAAAGGATTATGCACAGCCGTTGGGCCGGCAGTAGTTGTATCGAATCTGCTAATAATCTTTTCATTGTAATCATAATGAGCCATTTAAATACTCCAAAAACACATCAGAAAACGCCCTGATGTTTGGCGGTTAAATCTCCAGCAGCAGCCTTTCCAAGTCTTCTTTTGCTTGGGCTAGTGCTTCGCTCACTCCTTCATGCTTTGCCATTCCACATAGCATATCAATGTACTGAAGCAGCATGATGCACAGTTTCTTGCTGGTGTACCGCTGCAATTCATACAGCTTTTTGTAGTCAGCATCGGGTGGCTCTTGATCTGCGAAGGTGATTTTTAGATCGCTCATGATTCTAGTTATGTTGTCATGGCTTTGGATTGCGCCAATTTGAATCGAAGTCATGCATTGCTAGGGCTGGACTTTTACCAAATCCAGCAACACCATCTTGCAAGTTATCGCCATAGAGAGAACACCATAAATCACCATCTAAGAAAATTCTTGGGCGATACATAATGCTAGGGCGCTCGTACAGAGAAACTACGTCTTTTATGTACGCCGCCGTCATTTGCGCCTCATGAGCTATTGCATTAGCTGCTAATTGGCTCCATTCTTCATTTATCATTTCAACCTCCATTAATCCATCATCACAATCTTGCTAGGCCGATACCTATTGCCCTTTTTTACAATCGGATTAGCAGGAAGAATCCAGACGCCAGATATAAGTTTAGCCCCGACGATGCGTCCTTGATTGCAAAGCACCCGGATTCGCTTATCAGTAACGCCTAGCAGTTTTGCAGCATCAGCCGCTGAGATTTGTTTCATAGTGTATTCCTTTAGCGGAATATATCACAGTATGTAGATCGCTGACAAGATGCCAAGGCATACGAGCGCGATAAATATACAGCCGCATGTCTTGATGGCATTTTCTTCGCTTGGGCTGAGTTCTAAATATTCAGCTTGAGGACAATTGCGTCCTTGGTTGCAGTTGTAATTACAGTTATTGCAATTCATGATGCTTGCTCCTTGAAAATAGCGGGCATGTCTTCTGGCTGCGGGGCGGCGGATAGCATGGCGCGGTAGCAATCTTGAAGGCTGTCAGACTTGTACGCCCAAAGTGCTGCAAGCATCTCTGGCGTAGGCTCCACCGGCACCAGCACATATTTTGTTTCATCGTATGTAATTGTCTTCATGTGGGTGATCCTTTGGATTTCTGCTTGCAATTGGTATGGTTGTGAGCGCTTTTTCAATTGGCCAGCCATTCTTTAGTCTTTTGGCTATTGTTTTGCGATATATCCCTGTAACTCGCTCCCACTCAGTCAAGCACTTTGTTTCTCCATTAAACGTAATATTGTTGTTGTCAGACCTATTTTGTGCTTGTTGTTTGGCTGTAGCCCATTCACAATTTTCTGGAGAATATGGGCCGTCATTGTCTTTTCTATTAAGAGTTTTTCCATCCGGCCTCTCTCCCATGTCTTCTAGAAACAAGCGACGACAAATCCACCTATCGCATACGCGAATTCCTCTTGCTCCATATCTTTCATATTTGTGGTGCTCTGGGTCATAACACCTAGCAATCATTTGGCTCCATGCGGTCTTTGCACTCATTTTTTCTCCTCATCCGGCACCCCAGCGGGCGGCGTGGGTGGGGTGGTGTAGAGCGGCTTCCATTCTTTTGTATCCCACCAACCCATTTCATCGGCTCGGTAAAACTCAATATAAGGTCCACAATCAGGCCCCCACCACTCACGCATGTACGCTACCGCCTGCCCATGCTCCCGCTGCTCTGCCGACTCATCATTCCAGCATTCAGGGTCAGCGCATCGAGGGCCGCCATGATTGCCGTCGCACTTCATCCGCTCTGCCGGTTGATCGGCTTGCGGCTTCGGATAACCGACCGCCATTTCTGACCCACAAGCGCCACATACAACAGCCTGCCAGCCTTTCGATGCCAGACGTTCTGCCATCTGCTCCATCGTTTCTTCGGCTTGCAGCTGGGGGCGGGTGTAGAGTGGCCTCCACTGATATGTGATATCGCCAGTCGTCAGGCTTAGATGCTCGCCATCTACAGTAGCGCGGCGAGACGGGGCTTTGCACGAATACCAGACAGTAAATTCACCGGGCGCTTGCTCCTGCCGCTCTTGCCATGCGGCCACCTCCCAACCCGCCTTGTCATCTGCCAGCAGAGCGGCATCTCGGCACTTCTTGCAGATCACGATGCCTGGAAGCTCCATGTGCTTGATCGCTACTTCTTCCGGTACGTGACCGCAGCACAGGCACGATGGTTTGGCCATAGGACCGAGTGCGTACTTCTCATGGAATGCACTCAACGCCGGGAAGTCGTGGACCATGCGCTGAACGGCCTTGTCATTAATAACAATCTTGGCATTCCAGGGCTTTTTGTATCGCGTAGATTTTGAATAGCGCGATACGCCAATCATCTTGGTTAAGCTGTTGCTATTGGCAAGCCTGTTTTGCATGTTTTGAGATTGATTGGCTTGGCGAAGATTTACCCATCTGTTATCGCTCCTACGCCCATTGATATGGTCAACGCCAGTGGTAGGCATGGCTCCAGTCATAGCAACAAATGCCAGCCTGTGAGCCAAGAAGCGGACGCCATCAATTTGTATGGCAATTGCACCTGTATTCAATAAATAACCAGAGACTGAACCAACTTTAATTCCAGGCTTTGGGCTAATTTTCCATTTCAATTCACCGGTCTCTGGATCATAAGAAAGAAAGCGATCTAGCTTTTCTTTGCTGATTGTGTTCTTCGGGATGCTCATTTCGTCCCCCAAATCAAAACACCACCCACGATAGCAATCACTGCCATTGCAAACCACCATGCGCGTGAATATTCCCGTGGCTCTGTGAATTCTCTGCTTGTGTAAGGCCCGAAAGCCTCGTTCAGAGAACGTGCCGAGCGGCCTGTATAGCTGCTACTTCTGAGATTCATTTCATTCTCCAATTTCATCGTGCGCAAAATCCAGCGTCTCTACTGTCTCATGTGTAGCGCCAAAGCCCGGTTCTTTTGCTACGCGAGAAGCCAGTGCGGCGATTACTTGACGCACAATGTCGTTATCTATCATAGGCATTTTGCGAAGCTCTGCGCAGATGTAGTTTGCAGCGGAACGAGAATTTTCAGCGTCGTATTGCGCGGCCTTGGTAAGCCGTGCAATGGTTTCTTTGTCTGATTGGCTCATGTTTATCTCCTGTTGCGATGGTTTAATTATAGTGCCGCAGGAACAGAAAGCAAGCATTGCAACATCTTTTTTCTAGGTGTTTACCCTACTCACCAGCTTTCGTATGCATCACGATATGCGTGTTCTGCGGCTTCTTCTGCCAAGCATCGCATTTCATCACGGTAAGACCGCTGCATTTCTGTAAGCTGCTTGTTGTATTCCTGAATAGAAATAATTCCGTCTTGAAGATCGCGCTCAAGTTGAGCCTCTTCGCGTTCATATTGGTTCATGCTGCCATCCTCCGGTTAATCCAATCCTCTGTAATAGCCCCGCGCCATCCAGGTTCTGGCGTGAACTGAAACCGCGTATCTCCACGATAACCCGGCACGACCTGCACTTTCACATGCTCCGGCCATACGATCTTGGCGGCGATGTGTGCTTTTTTGTTTTGTAGTTCGCCATCTCGATTGGAAATGACAATGCCGGATTTTTTCGGCGTCATGTCCAGCATCTTTTTTTGTTTCGCTTTCATTTCGTCCTCGTATGTTGGCAAGCCTTTTTCTGCGCGAATCCTGGCGCGGTTATCACGATGCCGCTTGGCGTGGTATTCCTTTACTCGTTTCTCGCGCTCTGCGGTGCGTTTAAGCCTTTCCTGCTTTGCTTTTACTTCGTGTGCTTCCGCGTCTTTTTGGTTGCGAAAGTATCGGTACTCACCATGTATTCCAGACTTAAACGCGCTGCCTGTTTTGACAAGGTTGACCACGTAAACAGATGTTACGTTTAGAGGCCGCTCGATAGCGTCTGCGGCCTCTCTCAGACTGCACCCGATGCGGCGGGCGCAGAGCTTTCGGATTGTGTCGGCCATTTCGCCGTATCGTTTTGCTTGCATGGTCAAAAAGGGCAATCTTCAATGTCTTCAAATCCGCTAGAAGGCTTTGCAGGAAGCTGTCTTGCCTTTGCTGCATCATGACTCGGCTTTCGATATTCATGTCCAGCCTGTTTAGGCTTGGCAGATAGCGACATGAACCGCTTTTCTGGATTGCTTGGCAGTGGTTTAATCCACCCGCTTACTTCGTAAACTACGCCGCCGACCATCAAGTCGCCCCGATAGTCAGGCCGGGCAGGATTGTCTCCTTTGTCTGACTTAAACAATGCTCCAGAACCATCTTTAGGCGTATAAGCCATTTTTAACCTTTCTTTAGTTGATGCGTAAATGCTTTTTCAATAGGCCAATTTTTCAGCCTGTATTTCATTGAACTTTTTTCAATGCCAAGATGCCTAGCCCAATCAATGAGATTTTTTGTTTCTCCGTTGTAAGTAATCTTTACAGAGTTGCTGCGATTTTTCATCTGATCTGATCTAGATACCCACTTGCAGTTTTCCTTGCAATATCCTTTTGAGTTATCAATTCGATCTATGGTTTGACCTTGTTCAGGCATCCCCATATCTGCAAGAAAGTTCTCAAAATTCATCCACCTATCACAGACAAAAATTCCCCTGCCTCCATAGCGATTCCAAACCTTGCTTTTTGGATCTGTGCATCTTTGAATCATCCCTCGCCAACGTCCATACAAAGGATGCCCAACTAATCCATGCTTATAAAGGTGAGCGCCTTTTTTGGGAATTGCAGAAGGTTGATAAGCCATTTATTCGCCTTTCAGTGTTTCAGCATGTTTTTTGAGTGCAGATCGTACCTTGCTATCCAGCATCTTCCAAAGCGCCTGCCGTTCTTCGGAATCTGTAATGCCTGATGCTTCCTCATAAGCGCCAACAATGTCATCCTGCGCGAAACGATCTTTGATAGCCTCTGCAACGTCTGTAATGACGCTTAGACGGCTATCTGATACGCCGACAGGTTGCACTGGCGTATGGCGTGGCGCATCCTTGCCCGTAGTCGAATCAAGCGCGTCATGTTCAACAATTTCAAGCGCAGCGACCCAAAGGTAACGACGAATGTAAGTTTGCACTGCGCCAAGGTTTTGCACAGGATGACAGCCCTTAAGATTAGCCTCAGACATTGGCGACTCAATCACAATTTTGTCTTCCGGCTTATCGGCGTCAATGATTGTGAGTGTCGCCGTTTCTTTTCCGAAGCTAACGACGCCAAGCAATCCAACGTCTTTAAAGATTTGGAGCGCGGGCACAATGAAGTCGCCTAGCTCAAAGTAATCATATCCGGCGAAGTTATTCCGGCCTGTCTTTTTGATTTTGCTTGCGTGAAACTTATCACGCGCTTCAATCAGTTTTGTGTAAACGCTCATTATTTCCCCTCCATGAAATCAATAAACTTATCGGCCAAGTAGCCATCCTCCATTGCTGCAATCAGCATATCGCCATTGCAGATCAAGCGGTCACCGGCACTGTGTTGCATGATAAATTCCGCGTATTCGTCGTCGAGTTCACGCTCATTAAACAGACGCTCGATAAACTCACGTTTTTCGTGCTGTGCGGTTACTTCGGCGTGGAATTGCTGCTGTGTCATTTGTCGCTCCTTCGTTTAATCAGCCTTTATTCTGCACCTGTTTGCACAAAAAACAATAGGGAAAACCCCTATTCCAAAGCATAAAAACCGTGTGTATTCTGTAGGCTATTTAAGGAGAAATCATGATTGAAAATTACAAGTGTTGCGAACAAGTCTATTCTGGCAGTCCATATTTCCCATATACATGCGGGAAAACAGCCAAGGTAGAGCGAGACGGAAAGCATTATTGCGGCATTCATGACCCAGTTCGCCGCGCTGAAAAACAACGGGAGAAACGAGAGGCTTGGGATGCTGAATATGAAGCCAAAAAGCAAAAATTGGCCAAAGAAAAAGCAGAGGCCGATGAACAAAAGCGCCGCGCCGGTTGCTTCCCTGATTTGCTTGAGGCTTTGAAAGAAGCGCGTCGTATTGTCGCTGATAGCCTTGAAGCATTTGGAGAATGCGACCATAGCGTAGGCATCTGCAATTGCGATATGAAAAGATCAATTGAAGCGTCTGACGCCGCCATCAAAAAGGCCACACAATGAACCAACATACCGCATCAGAACATGCCGCAGCCATTACGCTGCGAGAACATGCCGCTCTATTAGTAGCAGCATACGACACGCCTGAGGAAGCCTCTGCGTCTCGATTGGCATTGCTTATGGTCGCCTGTGAAATGGAAGCAAAAGAGCAAGGTATCACAGCGCCGCTTATTTTTTCTTATGGAGGTGAAGTATGAGTCTCAATTGTCGATCCGGTGATTTGGCGATTGTTGTAAATAGTGAATCTGGTAGCGATGGAATGATTGTTACGTGCATTAAAAGATATGATGGCCCGTGGCAAGGTACATCATTTGAGCCTGGATGGATGATTGATAGAAAAATAAAAACAGGATTTGCTTTCATTGTTGATAGCAAACTGCGCCCAATCCGCCCCGACGAATCCCCCGAAGAAAGTACAGAGGCAATGCGCCTTCTGAATCAACTTCCACAAAAGGAGAAAGTATGAACAAACAGAAAATCAAGGCAGAGCTTCGGCGGTCTGCTTGCGAGGAACAATTTCCTTTTTCAGATTGTCCTAAATGGGCGATTGCAGAGCCATACGTCTATTTTCTTTCGGAATATGAGTTTATGCACCACCTAGAAACAGACGATCAAAGAACTCTTATGCTTTTGTTTGCAGAGGCACTATGAAACACTCAATCCTAATCGAATTCCACACCAGCAAGCCACTGCCTGATGACTTTCTGGACAAGGTAGCAGGCCGTATCTACATCATGGACGAAGTGGATAAGGTGGAATGCACGGCTACGCTTTTGACGCAAGATCAGGTTGATTTACTCAAGGAGACAGAATGAAAACCCAACACGACCGAATGGCGACGATGCTCACCCGAAAAGAAGGCGCTACAAGCGTAGAACTAGCCCGCGCTGCGCCTAGCCTATCAATCCACAAGCGCATCAGTGAGCTTCGCCTGAAAAAAGGATGGACGATCACCAAGAAGCAGGACGGTAAGTTTCTGCGGTACTTTGGCAAGCCGCCGAAAGTGGTGAAGTACGTTCCAAAAACTGTGTGGGTGAAATGACTTGCAAAATATGGAGTAAGTTCTATAATCAAGGCACACGCTGTGACAGGCGTATTGGCGGCTGAATCCTCTTTGATGGGGGCATTCAGCCCGTAAGTCAACCGCAATGGTTGGAGCCGCCCGGAATTGTCACCTGGGTGCCTCCTTCAAAGGGGATTCTTTTGGGACGTATCAGGACAATCAAGCCGGAATTTCCGCAATCAGAAAGCATGGGTCGCGTTAGCCGCGAATCCAGGCTTTGCTTTATCCTTCTTTTCACACTTGCAGATGATGCCGGAAGGCTTCGAGGTAATTCGAGAATGCTCGCGAGTCTTCTTTATCCATACGATGATGATGCAAAAAAGCACATCGAAGCATGGTTATCTGAGCTTCACAAAGAGGAATGTATTACTAGGTACGAAGCCGATGGAGATCAATACATCCAACTTAATAAGTGGCTACAGCATCAGAAAATAGACAAACCATCTCCATCAAAGATACCTGCACCATGTAATTCGATACCATTCGCGAATCCTCGCGAGGATTCAGTTGCGGATCAAGGAGAGGATCAAGGAAAGGAAGGGAATATAGTACCTAACGGTACTTGTCCTGCAAGCAGGACGCCAAGCCAGCGTTTACTCGATCTTTTCCATGAGAAATGCGATTACCTCCCAAAAGTAGCTGTTTTCAGCGAAGCGCGAAAACGAACTCTGCAAGCCAGATTCAAGGAAGTCATGAAATCTGAAGGATGGGAAGCAGACAAAACGATTGAATGGTTTGGCGAGTTTTACGGCATTGTGAACAGTAGTCGATTCCTGACAGGCCGAGCGCCACCAGGACGCGATGGGAGAGCTTTTAAGGCTGATTGGGACTGGATACATGCCCCAACAAACTTTGTAAAGATCGTTGAAGGCAAATACACCGGAGATTGAAATGGGATTTTCTAGTCTTGGATCGCAGAAAAAAGACCAATCGCAAGGGCCGAACCTGAAATGCACGGCGCACGGTTGCCCGCTTCGATGGAGCGTTGAAAGCGCAGACATGAATCAGCTTTGCAGCTATCACGCATGGGAGCCTGCAAGCAAGTGGCCGCGCATTACCGAAGAACTCCATCGGATTGGTACTTGGGAATTGCAGCGGAAACGCAAAGTTGATACGACGATTTACAAAGGCCATCCGAAAGCATGGGCGATGCGCCTGAAAGACCGCCATGAAGCCGGTGAGCAGCTTTCACGGTTTCATGTTGAATGCTACCGCGTCGCTCTGAAGATGGACATTGCGCCTAGCAGTGTTTGAAGCGACAGAAAAGCCGAAGGCTGTACAGGTATCAGATGAGCATAAAGCCCGCTGCACGCCAATGCCGGCAGAACTTAGAAGGATGATAGGAAAAGTGACATGAAATATGAGATTTCAGACGGAATCTACTCGGTGTTTAATTTTGACGCTAAGAAGGCGCCTAAATGCAAAAATTGCGGACGCGAAAAAGAATCGCATCAAGCAAAAACAATGAATTGCCCGGGTTGCCGTGGTTCATTTCCTTGGTTTATGAAAGATCAAGTTTATGAGCCTAAGCAGCAACGTAACAAGAGAAAAGATAGCTAGTCTTACAAGGAGTGTGTGATGAAAGTTTTTGAAATGATTGAATGGCTTAAAACGCAGGATCAAGAGGCCACTGTAGAAGTTTTAGCTGGTGAAGTTGGCAGGGGATGGAATCCAGATAGTTATCGTCGTGTAGATTTTGATCCTGAACTTCATTTTGAATACACCGACATGCGGGGTAATCCATACGCCGTTGGAAAACCTTACGAAAATTCACGAACAATTTTTCTTGGTGTTGATTAGGGTAATCACCTATAGAAATAAATCAGGAAGCATTTAACATGAATGAATATTTAGGAGAAAGACATGGTCACACCTGAAGAAGCTCTAAAATTTTCACAAACATTGCTTCAATATTGTGAGACGGATGCAGGCAAAAAAGCATCTACGATGATTGCCGACCTAGCCAGCCAAGTAGAGAGCCTGCAAGCAGATGCAGAGCGGATGGATTGGATTGAATGCCAAGGAGACGATTTCATTACAGGAGTTTTGCATGATTGCCCTGCAGCGGGGACTTATTATGTTTCTGGATCATGGTGTACCGGAGAAGGCAAAACATTTCGCGAAGCAATAGATGAAGCAAGGAAGCAATCATGAGCC